GGCTCGTGCCGATGAGGAAGTGCTCGCCATCGGCGAGCCCCGCCTCGCGAAGACGCGCGATCTGCGGCGCCTCGGCGCGCCCCGCGGCCTGGGTGTGATCGAAGATCACCTTCACGTCGGCGCTGCACCGATGCGCCTCGATCAGCGCGTCGAAGAAGGGCTGCAGGGTGCAGCCGTAGATCATGGTGCGCAGCTTGGCTCCGGGGGTGGCGGCCCCGGCCAGGAACACTTCGAAGGCTTTGAGGCCGTCGGCGTAAGGGGTGATGAGCCGGGTCTGCTGGGCCCGCTCGTGCAGGATGCCAAGGGAAGATAGGATGGCGTTCATTTGAACACCCCTTGTCCATGAATGACGCCCCAGATCACGGCGATGCCGCTACCGACGACGGAGAGCCACATGACGACTCGCGCCCCGAACTTGGCGGCGAGGAAGGTCTGTTTCATCTCGTTCATTTCCTCCGAATGCTTCTGGTGGAAGGCTTCGATGTAATGGGCGAGCAGCCGGAATTCCGGCGACTCAATCTTGTCAATCTCGGCGCGCAGGTTTTCCAGGGTTTGTTGGGTGTCTGTCATGGTGATTTCTCCTTTCTTCAGACGTAAAAAAACCGCCCTCGGGCGGTCGATTGGTGGGTGCTGCGGTAATTCCGTCAGTAGTTGGCGCGGATCACATAACCTTCCAGGGTGATGACTTCGTTGGCGGACGCCGCCTGCGCCCGAAGGGTGAGGCTTTGGCTCTGCGAGAAATCCACCGCAATTCCCCCGGAAATGTAGGTATTGTTGAGCGAGTACATCTGGCTGTTGAGCGTCCCCCGGTTAATCAGCCACCAGTGGTAAGGCTGCGAACTGGTGGTGAAAGAATTGGAATCGATGTAACTCGTGCCAACATGCCAGGATGTCGTCTTGCTGTTGGAGGACGAGGTGCCATCAAAAAACGTGTGGCACTCGAGCGATCCGTTGACGGACAGGGATCCCGCCGGAATCGGGATACTTGCCATCACCACGTCGGTGGCCACGGGCGTCACGGTCGGTGTGCCAAGCCCCGAGGCATAGGGAATCTGGATGGTAAACGCCGTGGTGCTGTCGATCGACAAGACCTTGTAGAAGCCGGAGACGCCGATGCCACCCGACCACGAGACATAGACATTAGCGCCGACGGCCGGCGTGGCAGTCAATCCGTGCACCCCGGAACTCGACACCTGCACATTGCCGGCGTTCGATGCATAGCTGGCGCTGGTAAAAGTGCTCGCCACCGCGACGAAGGACAATGGCACGGCATTCTGGGCGATGACCTTGGTGCTCGGCGAAGGGAGCAAGTTGCCAGCAATCCGTTCGTCTGTGATCATGAGATTGGTGATCGCGGTGGAGGATGTCTGCAGCAGCACCTGGGCGAGCGGGTAGTATCCGGCAGGTATCGCGGGCGGTGATGGGGAGGCAGCCTCCGTTCCCGTCACCGTGAGTATTGCCCCGCTTGCCGGATTGATCACGATCCGGTCGATGCGCGGGTTCGATACCGGGGCGGTGAAAGTGCCGGTCGTCTGCGCGGCAACCGGGGTAAGCGCGCCGCCGCCGAACACGGCTCCTGCATCGATGGCCACGGTCATGTTGGCGGTCGCCTGTGCGTGCGGCGCAAAGGGTCCTGCCAGGCGGTACATCACCGAAATGTCGGCATCGATCGACGCCTTGTAGGTCGTCGCATCCTGCGTCGTGAAATTGGTCTGGTTGAATGTGGCAACCGTCATGTCATCTCCTGCTCGTTACATGTCAAAGGTGGGCGTGAACATCGACAGGCAGGGCGTTCCCTGCGCCGTGTTGATCACAACCTTGGTCTTGATGAAGCGGGCCGTGAGAGTCCCGTTGCCCCACTGGCTGTAGCCGGAATAGGTCACCCCGTCGGCGCTGCTGTCGACCCAGAACTGCGGGTTGTTGGATCCACCCGGGATCGGCAGCGTGCCGGCAAAGGCGGCCCAGGCCCTCACGGTTTTCGAGGCACCGAGGTCGACGATCTGGGCGGATTCGAAGGCGCACGAGGGATAGGGGTTCGGTACCAGCTTGTTGAAGGTGTCCCACAGGTCGGCGTTGGCCAGATTCTGGCTTTGCGGCACGAGTTTGCCGGTCCAATGCTCGACCATGTGGGTGAGCGTCCCCGGCCACTGCGGCGCCTCGGTGAGAGTTGCCTGCACCGTCAGGGTGTCGGCCACCGTAAAATTCTGCACGATGGGCTGCGAATAGGTGCCGCTCGCATCCCTTGCCGCCAGCAGGAAGGTCCAGGTACCCGGCACCATGCCGGTGGTGGTGAAGGAGGTGTAGGCAATCCCTGTCGCCAGCACCACGCCGTCGTTCCAATTCGCGCTGTTGCCCTGCGGCGCATAGCGGAGCTCGTAGCTGACGCCCGTTGTTGGGGACGCCACCCAGCTGAATTGCATGGCGGTACCCGATTGCGACACCGACAGACCGGAAGGGGCGGCGGGCGGCGCCAGTTGCCCGGCAATCGTGAAGGGTACCGATGGAATGTCGGCGATGTTCTGTACCCCGGCACCCACCTGGTTGAAGGCCACGAACTTGAAATACACCGTGGACCCGGCCAGCTGCGGATTGTAGGGATAGCGGAACAGCCCCGCGTCGCAACGGATGAAACGCGCGCCCGTGCTCGAGCCCTGGGCGCTGTTGTACAGCCCTCGGTGCAGATAGCTCAGGTTGTATCTGGACGTGGCCGTGAGCGATGCATCGCGCCAGGCGAGAAACTCGCTCCCTACCAGCGACAAAGTGCCGTAGGTGTCGACGGTGGTCTGGTTGACGCTGCTCAACACGCCTGCGCTCATGGTGAGATCGACCGCCAGGGTGTCGCTGGTATCGGGGTCGGTGCTGGATGCCGCGAGGTTCGCCGTGGTCACCCCGGCAACGGAATTGCCCCGGATGCTGCCGATGCTGAAGAAGGTCGCATCGTCGTAACTCATCCAGATTTGGGAGCCGCCATAGTTCGCATCGAGGTTGGTGACCGCCATCCAGATCTCATAGCCGCTGGGCGCCAGGGCCGAGGGAGCCAGAAACAGCTCGGCGCTGGACAGAATCGCCGGCACCACGCCCCAGTTCGGGTTGTACCCGGTCGCAGGCGGCGGCGTGCCAGCAGCCGGGTTATAGAACGCCTCGGCGTATTGTTCGGCCGTGATCTCCAGCAGTCCGTCCTCTCCTTCCTGGATCTCGGTGATGCGCACCGGTGTCTTGTTCATCCCGAGCATGGGGTCGGTCAGCGTCACCACGTCCATCGGTTCCAGCAGGCAGTATTTCTGGGAGAGCTTGAACTGGAAGGTGTTGAGGATGTAGAGCTCGCGCTGCAGGATCGCCTGGGCCACGAGCTGCGCGACATTCCCTAGGCAGACCGAATGCAGGGTCACCGTGGGTTTCGAGCGCATGCCGTAGATTTCCAGCGCCGACTGGTCGCGCGCGGTGGCCGGTGCTGCGGTGTAGTCGTTGCTCCGGTCGAGGTATTCCACAGTCACGTCGTTGTAGGCGTCGGCCCGGCGCTTGCGCGTGACGACGATCGGGTCCTCGGCGCTCTTGATGATGAAGTCGTCATCAGTCAGGTCGTAGACGGCGGTGGCGACCTGATCGTAGGGGATGATCTTGATCTGCTTTTCCGACCAGACGATGCCGGCATTGGCAATCCGCGCCCATTCGGCGAGCCAGTCGTGCGCGGGGCGCTGGGTTGCCACCGCCGGACTGATCAGGATGCCATTGGCGCTGCAGTAGTTCGCGAGCGCCGTGTAGTCGCCCAGATTCGCCCCTGGAAACAGCACCCCGTAATGCGGGTTGGTCAGAAAATCGGTGATCACGTCCTTCGGATTCACGTCCACCACGCCGGCGCTGGTGAAGATACCTTGGACTTCGAACAGGTGGTTACCGAGCGACCCCGTGCCCAGGTCATAGTTGGCGAAGGCGGCATAGGCCGAGCCCTGATAGCCGATGGCCTGTGTCGGGTGGTTGGTGGTGAGGTAGCCCCAGGGCGATTGCGGGTAGGTGCCGGTGAAGATCGTAAATCCCACCGCCGCCGGATTGGCGTAGGTGACCTGGTTGCGCCAGATGCGAGTCACACCTTGGACCGGCCCCTCCGCGAGTTCGAAGCAAACCGTCGCGGTGTAGGTGTAGTTGGTGTTCGAGATTGTGGTGCCGCCACCCTTGCCGCCGGCATTGGTCGTGGTGGTATGTGGAACCACCGTCCAGTCGGTGTAATACATCAGGGTGGGCGAGACACGCGCGGTGCCGTAAACAATCGGCACCGGCTTGCTGTAGCCGGCCTGCTGGATCTGCAATCCCGCCAGCACCGGGGTCTGCCATCCGGAAGGCTGCGCGCCGCCGCCGAACAGTCCGCTCATGGCTTCCTCCACGGATCGAAAAACTTGACCGGCCGCACCTCGAGCCCGCCGCGCGAGGCATCCCCCATTACCACCCGTCTTTCCGGACGGTGGGCATGGATGATCACGGGCCAGTCGACGATGATGGCGGCGTGAGAATAGATGCGTCCGAATTTCCATAGGGCGATGTTGCCGGGCGCGGGCTCGGTGACTTCCGCCGCATACTGCCGGATGCCGTCGAGGTAGGTTTCCTCGTTGCGATGCAGCATGATGTCAGCGGGATACTCGGGGATCGCGATCGTTTGCGGATCGATGCCTACGGCGTCGAACACCCCGGAATGGGTGTAGACCTCATGAAGCAGCAGCAGGCAATCGACCCCGGCTCCCTTGACGCGCGCGCGGTGGTGATAAGGCGTGCCGAGCCAGGTGCGTGCCTCGGCGATCGCAGCATTTCTGGTTCCTTGATCCATCACATGCTCGCGGTGGGAGATGGCACGAACGGCCAGCCCCGGAAGTTCAGCAGGTTGTTGAAGGTGCCTGAGCAGGTCGCTTGTGCTTTGTTGCAGCCTGGGTAGGCGTTGAAGGTGTCGCCCGTAGCCGGTGCCGATTGCAGCGGGGCCATGAGCGTCAGCGTGGCCGTGCCGGACGTCAGCGCATGCGCCTTGATCGTGGCCGAGACGCCAGCATTGAGGCCGGAGGTGAACGTGATCGTGCCGAAGCTGAAATATCCGGCTGCCTGGGCGAGCGACGAGGTTTCGATCGCGCTCGAGGAGGATCCCGCCGCAACCGTCCCGGCGGCCGCAAAGGACGCCTTGGCGAGCGTGCATCCGGCATCGAACAGGTTGTGGATACATCCCGGCGAAATGAGGTTCCTCGGCATGCTGATGTTCAGGAGTTCCAGTTTCGAGCTTACGGTGAGTTCCACTGCGGTCCGCGAAGGCTTGACCTCGGTCACGTCCCCGAAAAACACGTTCAGCGTGCCCGCCGACGTGTCGCCGAAGGTGTTCATGTAGCAGCGGTCCACGCTCACCGTTGCGCCATCGAATCCGCCATTAGCGGCGAACTGCGGAAAAGGCACGCCCTGGATCAATTCGCCTGCACCACCGAATATCTGGATGGTCAGGGTGTCGACCTGGACGCCGATGGACGTTTTGGCGCCTGAGCGCCGGATGCGCGGAGCGGTGCAGGCATAGTAATTGCCGCCGTAGTTCAGCCCGCCGTCGGCATTGGTGTAGTAGAGCGTGCCGCCATTCACGAGCGAGATCGTGAAGAGATCGGCGTACAGGTATTGGTTTGCGGCAAGCAGTGCAACGAGAGCGGGAGATGCTGCTTTCATGATCACACCTTGTTGAGTGGGCTGCCGACGAAGGACAGTTGCTTGAGTTCGTAGAGCTGGTACATGAACTGGTTGAAGTCCGCCCGGTCGGCAGAAAAGCGCACCCGGTAATAAAAATTCCCCGTCCAGGTCAGCACCGCGCCCGATGCAGGGGCTGTCGTGAAGGTGACAAGCCCCGTGGAACTGACCTGGCACTGATTGCCGATCCCGACCGTCTGCTGCACGCCGTTGAGGTAGATGCTGGGCGTGCCGTTGAGGTTTTGCACCGGCTCGATGAAGCCGCCGTAGGCGCGTATCAACTGGAATGCGGTCGTCACGCCGTCGCCCGTGCCGAATCCCTGGTTGGTCACGGCATTGTCGGAGGGGTCGCTGTAGAGGAATGCCGCGAAACTGCCCTGTTGCTGCAGGAAGAAGCCCATCAGCGTCTTGAGTTCGTTGGTTGCGTTGTCGCGCAGCAGGTCGTAGGCGAGCGAGAAGGTCCACAGCGGATACTGCATGAGCGCGGTGCGCACCTCAAACCCCGAGACGGCGCGATGCGACAGGGTGTTGAACTGCGGGGTCTTCTGCACGTTCCAGGACAATCCTGGCAGCGCCGGAAAGATTTGCATGGCTTTATCCTCGATGTTGCCGGTAAATTCGATCAGGAGCGCGTAGATCGCGTCCGTCCAGGACCAGTCATTGGCGTAGCGCGCGTATTCCACCGAGGCATAGAGCGTCGGTGCGATGGTTTCGGTCCACATCGCCCCCATGGCGTGGGTGTCTTTCACCATCGGATTCTCGATGGCCGCGCTGTTGTGGTACGGATCGACCCGGTATTCGTGGATCGGGATCCAGTCTGCGGTCTGCATCGAGGGGCGAGTGTCGCGCGAGGTGCGCTGGTAAAACGCCAGCAAGCCTTCCCAGGCAGCGAGGTCGTTTGCCGTGGGCGACAACGGAAAACTCACCGTGCCGCCGGCGCGCGCGCCGTTGATGAGCATCCCGTAGGCGTTCAGGATCTCCGCTGCTTCCCAGCCGGTATGCGACGTGGAAAACGCCCCCACCAGATCGTCCGAGAGATAGGCATTCCCGGTTGCCCCGCTGCCGTCGCCCATGACCTGGCATGCGATCGAGGTGATCCCGGCGCCCGGGTTCGTCACGTCATAGTGGGTGATCTTGCCGCCGGCGATATAGGCCGTTGCCGTGGGGGCCGTCGCGCCGCTGTTGACCGTAAACACCACGCTCGCCATGGTGTAGCCCGAGCCTTCGGCGGTCGGGTAAATTCCGGCAAGCGTGCCGGTCGCGGTCTGGCGGCAGGTCGCGAACATCGAGTCCAGCATGCGCCGGTACCATTTGAGGGCGAGGGCATCCCCATCCACCCAGTATTTGTAGATGCAGGCGGCGGCGACACATGCGAAGGAATAGACCGGCTGATAGGTGTAACCCACCGTGCCGTCCGGATAGAAGTCCGAAGGCGGCGCCCAGTCGTTGCCGGAGGCGACGATGTTCTGATCCAGCCATGCCATCCAGGAATCGAGAATGGTCTTTGCCGTGCCCGAGCGCGAATAGTAGTAGAACTGCGCGCACGAGAGCAGCGCCCGGTACATGTAGCCGTACCAGTCGTCGGTATCCGGGTAGTACCACTGGTTGTAGGTCGAGGGCTGCAGGCTCCCGGCGACATAGCCGGAGGTGTTCAGCGCCTCCCAGGATGGCCTGCCGTATCGCGGCACGAAGGGGCCTTTGAGTTTGGCCGGCCACCAGGCGGCATACTGGTTCTGCGCATCCAGCATGAAGTCGAGCATCATGCCGGAAACCTGGCGCCCGTTGTCCGGATTGGAAATCCCGCTCCAGTACCAGCCGGCGAGCCAGTTGTAGCCAACCGCCGAGGGTCCGCGCCAGGAGCCGTAGCCGATGTAACCCAGGCTGTCCGTCCATTTGTAGGTCCAGCGCGGGATGCCCTGGTAGCGCACCGGGTCGGACGCCGGGCCATCCTGCAGCGTGATCTGGAAATCGATCTCCTTGAAGGTGACCTGATAGGCTTGATTCAGGCTGTTCGACGGAAAGGAGATCTGCACGCCGTTGAGTAGCGCCGGGTTGGTGCCCGCCATCGTCGCGACTGCGTCATAGCGCATGTTGTCAAAGGCGATGGTGTTGGCGGTGCAAGCGGGATAGTTCTGCAGCACCGCGTACCAGGAG